GGTGTCCTCGTCGACGACATACATGTCGCGGACGTTGACGCTAGAAACGGTGTACGAGCCGATCGAGTCGCCAGGAACGGCGAGGAGCGGAAGTGCACCAGCTGGGGTCACGACTGACCCGAAACCAAGACCAGCCGTCGCGCCCTCGCCGCCACCTGGGTAGCGGATAAGGTTCGTCAGCTCGTTCTGGTAAGCAGCAGCATCCGTAGGCGAAAGAATGATCGCCGATGGGTTGCCACCGTTGTTCAGGATCGAGGCAACGGTGTCGTTGATGGCAGCCGTGTACGTCGAAGTTCCCTTCGTCGTAATTGGGTTGCCAGCAGCAGCGGCCGAACCAAGAACCTTGCGAAGGCCGTCGAAGCCGTTCGCATCGTACGCGCCGAGCTCGACACCGGCAGTACCGGTCGAGGACGAAGCGTTACCCTGGAAGAGGGTCTTCTGGAGCTTGTGGGCAATTGCCGTCACGCCGCCCGAAAGCTCGGTGGCGAGGCCGTCAAACCCAGCACCACCCTGCGTGATCGCAAACTGCGACTTGAGGGTGATACCACGGCGGGTCGCAAGGACCGCAACGTTCGTGGTCTGGCGGGCATAGGTGTTGGTGTCATCCGTCACCGTGCCAGCTTCAGTCATGAACGCCGCATCGCCGTAAGCGGTCTGCTGATTGTAAGCGTGAACAAGTCCGTTGGCGCCTTCCTTGCGGATGCGGTCAAAGCTGGCGGATAAGCGCAGCGCCGCCGCTAGCATCGAGCACCTTGGCAATGTTCGGGTTAGCAACCGCGAGGCGGTTGAGAACATCGTCACTGGCCTGTCGACCGGACTGCTTACCAGCCTGGACGTCAAGCATCTTCTTGACATCGTTCGAGTCCATCGAGACGAACTTCTCGCGCAGCTCGCGCTGTGCGACAAGGGCGCTCACGGAATCAAACGAGTCTGCCTGTGCGTCGTCCTTGCCGACAACACCTGCAGGGGCCGCATTAAGGCCCTCGAGTTCCTTCTCCAGGCCCTCGAGCTTCTCGCGAATCTCAGACATTTATTTCTTCTCCAAAATAGCCTGAATATACGGGCTCAACCAAGGGGCATCAATCCCCTTCTTCGCCGGTACATCCGTAAGTATTGACTTTCGGCCAGCTGGTGACTTTAGAGCAAGCTCCAAAAGCTTCACCGCATGCTCGAGGTCCTTCTCAAGCTGCTCCTTCTCCTCCAAGAGTTCGGTCGCGGCGGTATTCTCCACCACTACCTCCTCTGCGGGAACGGAAGCAACAGCTTCTTCAGTAACCACGGCGAGATCCGCCTCTTCAGCGGTCGTCTCGGTAGCCTCTACGTGATGGTCAATGGTCAAGGGACTTCGTCGTCTCATCAACGATTCCGGCCTCGACCGATTCGGCCGCGGGTGCAGCCTCCTCTTCGGCCGCGGGTGCAGCCTCATACTCTAGATAGGCCTGCACCCATCCAGCAGCATACTCAATGTACTTCGCTCGGTCGTCATTAGCCTCTTCAGACTTGACGGACTCGAGCTCGCTGACAACATTCTTAAGTCGTTCAGCGACCGGCATTGCCCCCTTCTCTTCGACAACGGGCTCAGGCGTTGCGGACGCTGGAATTGGAAGCTCGCGCTCCTTACCGTCCGTGCCAGAGACAGTCACCGTGACGCGGGTTGCCTTTTCAAGCGTTTCGCTCACGTTTTCTACCTCATCTCCTGCACTGGCGGCCTCTTCGGGAGCCGGTGCGATCTTTTCCTCTATGGACGGAACAGCAACTTGCTCCCCGCCTACAGCATCTGCTCCTGAAGCCGTGTACGACCCAACAGCTTCCTCAGCATCAGATTTAGTGGCGCTGCTTTCGACCTCGCCCTCGTCGTCGTCCTCTTCATCGTCCTCAGCCTCAGCGAGAGGCGCGATCTTTGAGAGGGTTGAGAACTTATGGCCAACAAGCGTCTCGGTTTCCGCCCAGCCGTCACCGGCCTCGCTATAGATTCGGATTAGTGCCGCCGGGTCTTCCGGAGTTGCATTTACACTGAAGTCCGAATCTGGAATGCCAAGAACTCCTTCGCGCATGATGTACTCGATTCTACCGCGAGCCGTTCCGCCGCTGGAATTCCAGCTGACGAAGTCACCCTCCTTGAGGGCGTCTGGCTCTGCCTTTTCTGTAATCTCAAGCTCACTCTGTAATCTCAAGCTCACCAGCCTGATCGGCAGTGCGGAGGCTCTTGAGCGCATTCTGAAGATACGATCGCTGGTTTGCCGGAATGCCGACAATGCTTGATTCGAGAAGATTTACTTTCTCAATAACGTATGTATCAAGGCCGCTGGAGTCCTTCCGCTTGGAAACCTTCTCGACGCGAGCGCCGATAGACATTCCGAGCTTTACCCCTCTCTTAATGGCCTTGTACGCCTGCATTGCGGCAGGGTTCTCTTCTTCCGGGCAAACCTTGACATCGATATCAAGATCGTATACCTCAAGGCCAGTGTCGGCGTCAAGACGCTTGACAATCCTGGCGTCCGTAACAGAACCAAAGAGGTCCTCCGGAACGTTGTAATTGTGGTTGAGGAATACGGTCATGTTTTGCTTCGCCGTATCCGCCATGGACTTGATAGCGTCAAGAGTGATCTCATCACCCTGTCGATCCCTAATCGTAGATGACGTGGTCCCGGAGACGTATAGATCTCCGTTATCGGACTCCCGTACCTTTAGGGCGTTGGTGTAAAGCTTGAAATCCAAGACAACCTCCCTGGGCATAGCCCCTAGCCCTAGGATTGTATGACTGTTCTATTGACTAGTCAACAGAACAATTTCTACGTGGTATTTAACCACATTTCTGCACAGTTTACACATATTAAGACCCTATTAGTCACCTATTTTGACCATTAGGGTGGGTATTAGTCCTTTATACCGTATAATAATGCAATGGATACTGACAGCGAATTCGCCCTAGGGCCGGAGCCTGAGATAGTCGAGGTGTCGGCGGATGAGCCGTCTAAAAAGTGCCCAACGTGCCAGCAGCTCCAGGAAACAGCCTCAGAGCTAAAGCGCGGGTACAAGGAGCTTGCCCGACTACAGAAGACTTTCGAGCCTCTTGTCAAGAGATATGAACTAATACAAAGGGCCCACCCTCGGTGTGCGCTTTGTTTCATCATGAGCGGTGAGCATCATATCGAGACCGTTCTGGTCCCGGAGCCCCTAGTCCCAAGGGCTAAGGGCCAGAAAAGATACGCAGTCTGCTCTGACTGCTATAAACTGCTCCACAGGCTTCGGAGGAGCGTACCTCAGCAGCGAGCCTATGCAAGGCACGTCTGGGAGCTCGATAAGGACGAAGATAATGAAATCGTCTTGCCAGGAGAGGACAACAACGAGGTAGAGGATTGACACCTGACATCACATCGACTGTCGTGGTAGATTTTGCTGACGGGAGATTTGCTGTTCCGAGATACTGGCAAAATTATCCGTGCATGAGAGCAATATCGTATGACGGTCCGGTTCGCAGGGTTGCGCTAACATTAGAGCAAACAAGAAAGACAATCTCTGGCGAAATGCAGGAAAAAACCATCTGGGGGGCCATCAGGTCCTCCATCAGAGGGAGAAAATAAGTGGCCGAAGATCGATCGATACTCGACCGTATCCTTGGTAGGGGCGGCAACGAGACTGTCAAGAACTTCCCGGACGAGATGCTGCCCAATTGGGACAATTCCCCATACACGCGCGGCGCATCACAGATCGACAACAACGGGAAGCGTTCAGTAAAGCAGCTCCGCCGATGGGCGCGAGAGAATCCCTGGATTCGAGCCGCGATCAACCTTCGCCGCACGCAGGTCAGCCGAGCTCAGTGGGATATCGTCTCGCTTGATGGCGAGACCCCGGTAGACCACCTCACCGTAAAGCGTATCAAGTATCTGTTCCGCCACCCGAACACGCGAAGGGACTCCTTCCGCTCGTTTATTGAGCCAGTGATTGAAGATCTCTTGACTCTTGACATCGGCGCTATTGAGGTTGAGCCTACCGCAGGTGCCCGTCTTGGAATCCGACGCGATCCAATTGCTAACCTTTGGCCAATTGACGGCGGGTCTATCCGCTTCGATCCGTCGTGGGATGGGACTGACTCCGACAAGCCGCGCTACTACCAGTACGACAGCTCCGGGAAGGTTGTTTCAAAGTATCTGAACGAGGAGCTTGTTGTTATCCAGGCGAACCCAATGACCTACTCGCCACTCGGCCTGTCTCCACTTGAGGTTCTCGCTTCGACCATTGACTCCGACATGGCTGCGGCCCAATACAACTCGCGGTCCGTGACTCAGGCGGCGCCTCCGGGGATACTCCACCTCGGTGAGGGTATCCGCCCGGATCAGGTTGACGCATTTAAGTCTTACTGGGACGCTGAGATTGCTGGGCGCAGCCAGGTCGCCATTACAGGCGGCGGCAAGCAGATGCAGTGGATTCCACTTGCGCCGTCCAACCGAGACATGCAGTTCATGGAGTGGCAGATCTATCTGGCCCGCAAGATCTGCGCGGTCTTTGGTGTTCAGCCACAAGACATTGGCATCACGATGGACGTTAATCGGGCGAGCGCCGAGGTCGGCGCTGCATTCACCCAGGACGTTGGCATCACCCCGCTCCTGGACCTTATTGCTGAGTACCTAACCCGAGAAATTGTCTGGCGCTACGACGAGAACCTTCGATTCACCTACACCGACCTTGGTCGGGCTTCGAAAGAGGTAATCACGCCGTACTACCGAGCCGCTCTTGCCGGTATGCCTTGGCTTCGCCTGAACGACGCTCTCCGTGAGCGCGGCCAGGACGGAGTTGGTAAGATTGGTGACGAGATCTGGCTACCAACCCCGCGCG